CGATCTAATTGCTTTGCAATAACTTCCAACTTTGCTTGTTTTTCTGGTTTAACCATTACACTCATGCGCCCGGTTTTTCCTGTCATTTGCTATACCTAGATTTAAAGTGATTCATGTTTAATCATGACATATGTTAATATATATTTCAATTAAACGGATAACCAAGCATGACAGATAAATCAACAGGAAGTAGCGAGACAGCTACGCCACAAACTACGACACCAGTAATCGGATATGGTCATCCCGAATATCATTTTATTCAAGCCATAATGGAATTGCAGAAATCCATCGGCGAACTTACAGCAACGGTACAGTTATTAAGTAAATCTGTAGACAGCACAAAAACAAAAGTGGATGAACTGATCAAATGGAAGAATATGATTGTAGGAGGCGCTATTGTTCTTGGTGTGGTGCTTGGCACGATTGTAACCATCGGCACAAAGGTATTAATGTAGCGTCATTTATTGAATTGAATTTGGGGGGTAAATTAAAGTCTATTTCAAAGAATACGTTAATGTACTGAGGTATAAAATATTGCTTCAATACTTAATTAAAGAGAAAACATGAAAACATTATTGATATTCATAGTATTATTAACGATAACAGGTTGTGCAAGCGCTCCACAGGGCATAAGCCGTTCACAGGAAATGCGGAACATAATTGAACAGTCCAGAATGGATATGGAATCAGGAAAAATAACATTTGAGCAACATATGCAAAACACGACCAGAGCTATTAATGCCATGCCAGACCATACGGCAAATCTTGCAGCACAGGCAGCGCAACAGGATAGCGCACGTGTATTGATGGAAACAGGCGCAAGATTACTTGGCGGTGGCGGCTTTGGCTACAATCAGCCAAGATTACAAACCACATGCGTACAACAAGGCATGTTTACTCAGTGCTGGTGATGGAAAATTATAATTTGATTGGTGCAATGGCAATCATTATTGTTTTTGTAGGGGCGCTATTACTAACATATAACCTGAGTTATAGACTAGATGACTCTACCGCAAGATGCTACTGTAAGAAATTGAATGATGGCGCTAACACCTAAACAAGAGAAATTCTGTCAGTGCATCATTAAAGGCATGAATCAGAGCGATGCTTATAGATCTGCTTATGAGGTTGGGGTTGATACTAAGCCAGAGTGCGTTAATCAGCAAGCGTATGAATTAATGCAAGGCCTTGATATTTCCCTGAGGATTGAACACCTTAGAAAGCCAATAGCAGAGCGGGTCGGCAGAACATTAGAACAGCATATCGCCCGTTTAATGGAACTTTCTAAGCATGGTGAATCATTAGATAAAGTAGAAGCATCAATCAAGGCCGAGGAGCTTGTTGGTAAGGTTCTTGGCTATTACGTCAACAAGACAGAATTAACCGGGCGCAATGGTGGAGCAATTGAACATAAAGTAGTGCGCGAGATTATTGACCCTGCCGATAATGGCAATAATACATATTAAGACCGCCAGAGTCTTTAAACCATTACTCTATCCGTCCAGATATAAAGGCGCATTTGGTGGGCGCGGTTGCGTACATCCTGATACGCTTATCGATACGCCAGATGGACAGATAAAAATATCTGAGTTTAGAGGCGGCAAAGTATATTCATATCATGATGGCAAAGTATTTATTGCTAATGCAACCAAGCCATTAAAGTACACCAAAGAACAGTTATACCTGGTTACTCTGTCTGACGGTAGATCAATATCGGTTACTGATCAACATCGGTTTCTGACTCAGCGTGGATGGGTTGAATGTCAACACCTTTCCATGTCCGACGAGGTATGCGTCTCGCCCTATCTAAAGACTTCTTGCCATCCTCAGACCATTCAGGAATCTTGTCCTTTAAAGTCGCCGCCAAATGTTCTGCATTACTTGCAAAGACTCGTAAATTATCTGGATGATTGTTTGAAGGATCACCGTCAATATGGTCAACAACTTCAGTTGTCAGCAAATAACGGTCAAGCTTTTCTTCCATTACTAAGCGATGAACAGCCACATAATTACCGTATTTCGATGCATTCGGATGTCCTGGAGTGCGAGAATAAGCATAACCTTTTACAATTTTTATGCCGCCAGTCCATCCAATCCTTTCTTCCCTTCTTGGAGGACAGAAATTATACAAAATTGGAAAGTTATAACGGCGATACATCTTATGTACTGCCTTCTCAGACATTCCAACAACTAAACCAATCTCTTTTGCAAAATAACCATCGGCGGCCATTTCTAATATCTTCGGCATTTTATCTTTGTTCGTTCTTGCGCCGGAAAAATCAGGATGGAAGTTACGGAACAATTCACGGCAAGCAATCTTTCTTTTCTCTTTGTAGGTCATTGTTTCCTCTTAGTTGTAACCACAACCTACCAATTATAACAAAGATTAAAAGTATACAAAAGCATGTCAAAGAATATTATTGGGATCTCCACGTACCTTATTTTGAGAATTACTTATCTAATGGGATTGTTAACCACAACTCAGGTAAATCGCACTTCTTTGCCGAGAAATTAATCGAAGATTGTTTGTACGAGCGTGGCACTCGCGGCGTTTGCATCCGTGAAATTCAACGGACTCTCAAGGAATCATCCAAAAGACTTATTGAAGATAAGTTATCCGCGTTCAGGCTAGGCGAGGCCGAGGGCTTCAAAATATATAATGAAGTCATCCAAACTCCCGGTGATGGCGTTATAACATTCCAGGGGATGCAAGACCATAACGCGGAATCTATAAAGTCACTTGAGGGTTTTAATCGTGCCTGGGTCGAGGAAGCGCAAACACTATCAGCCAGATCATTGTCATTACTACGCCCAACAATCCGTGTTAAAGAATCAGAATTATGGTTTAGCTGGAATCCACGGCGTAAAACAGATCCAGTTGATGAGATGCTGCGCGGTGAAATTCTGCCCACTGGCGCTGTCGTAGTACGTGCTAACTGGTCGGACAATCCCCTACTGCCTGCTGTACTCAATCAGGAACGCATGGACTGCTTGCGTGACAATCCCGAACAATACGATCATATATGGGAAGGTGGTTATGCTACTGTCAACGCTGGCGCATACTTTGCGCGAGAGATTGCGGAGGCCAAGAAACAGGGCAGGATTGGGCGGGTATCTGCTGATCCATTATTAACTATTCGTCTTTTCGCGGATATCGGAGGCACTGGCGCAAAGGCGGATGCTTTTGTTTTATGGGCATGTCAGGTCAGAGGGAAAGAGATTTTGATGCTCGATTATTATGAGGCAGTCGGGCAACCAATCGGGGCGCATCTTGAATGGATGAGGTCACGAGGTTATTCACCAGGCAAAGCGCAAATGTGGTTGCCGCACGATGGCGCACAGAATGATCGGGTTTATGCAGTGAGTTATCAATCGGCGTTTGAGGCTGCTGGCTATAACGTCGAAGTGGTGCCTAATCAGGGCAAAGGCGCGGCTATGATGCGCATTGAAGCAATGCGGCGATGGTTCGGGTCAATGTGGTTTAATGAAGAAACAACCAAGCCGGGACTTGATGCGCTTGGCTGGTATCATGAAAAAAGAGATGAGGTTAGGGGCATTGGACTAGGTCCTGAACATGATGCAAGTTCTCATGGGAGTGACGCCGCCGGGATGCTGGCAGTGGTTGTTGAAGATCTTTTCGAGAAACCGAAGCAGCGAGAAAGAGCCTATTCTATAGGTGGATCTTGGATGAGTTAAGACAGATTATTACGTATACTAAACGTTTAGTTGACAATATGTAAATAAATAGTTATAAAACAGAACAATACCAAAATCTAACGCCGGGAGGCGCTGATTGGAAGATAAAGACCTCATCGAGCAGGCCAGGGAAAAATTCAAGCTGGCCGTCGAAGTATCAAGAGATAACCGCGACCTCGCGCTTAAAGATATCAAATTCGCCCTTCTTGGCGGTGACTATCAATGGGATGATAAAGCCGTCGAGGAAAGAAGGAACGAGTCCAGACCATGCATTACAGTCAATAAACTTCCTGCCTATATCCGCCAACTTGTTAATGATGCGCGGCAAAATAAACCTGCAATTCGTTTCCGTCCAGTAGATAACAAATCAGATCCTGCCACAGCCGAAGTGTTAAACGGGCTGATGCGCAATATCGAAACCAGCTCAAATGCTGACATAGCCTACGACACCGCTGTCCATCAAACAGCATCCGGCGGTTTCGGTTATATCCGCGTCAACGTTGATTATTCCGATGATGAGACATTTGACCGTGAAATAAAGATTGACCGTATAACCAATCAATTTTCTGTTTTTGAAGATCCGTATGCAATGAGCGCTGATGGGTCAGACTGGAATTGTTGTTTTGTTACTGAGCGGGTGACTAAAAAAGAATTTGAGAAAAGGTACGGTAAGAACAAAGACCAGGTAGATTTTGAATTTGACCGCGATGATGATTTTGAATGGATTAATGACGATGGCGTTTGGATTGCTGAATACTGGAATCGCGAGGAAATAACCAAGCAGATCTGCCTATTATCTGATGGTGATGTAGTAGACGAGGAAGTTTACGACGATCTAATCGAATATTATCAGACAGTTGGAATTGATAAGATTGATGTCAGGCCGACCACAAGCCATAAGGTTACTCAGTACATAATCTCAGGCAAAGAAGTACTCGAAACTAACGAATGGAAAGGCAGTTACATTCCTATCATTCCAGTCTATGGTGAGGAAATAATCGTAGAGAATAAGCGGTATTTCAAGTCACTCATACGAGATTCAAAAGGCGCACAGATGCTTTTAAATTACTGGCGCTCATGTACTACCGAATTAATAGCGCTCGCGCCCAAAACGCCATTTATCGGTGAAGAAAAGGCTTTTAGTGTTGACTCTGAGAAGTGGATGACAGCCAATACTAAAAGTCATGCCTTTATCCGCCACAAAGACGGCACTAATCCCCCACAGAGACAGCCATTCGCAAGTGTGCCAGCAGGCGCGATGCAGGAAGCGCTTACCGCGGACGATGACATTAAAGCAACCATGGGCATGTTTGGCGCGTCAATCGGGCAGCAGGATAATGCCACAAGTGGCCGAGCAATCATTGCAAGGCAACGCGAATCAGACACTGGAACATTTCACTTTATAGATAATCTCTCTAGATCATTGCGCCAGATCGGGCGGGTAACGCTTGATCTAATCCCCTATGTAATTACGCCTGGTCAAGTGATACGCGTCGTTGGTGAAGATGGCAAAGAAACTCAATCAATAGTCGCAGGCAATCCGCAGGAAATGCAGGAAAAAATGCAGGACATTTCTAATGTCTACGACCTGACTGCTGGCAAATACGATGTTGTTGTTGATATCGGCCCTGGTTACACAACCAAGCGCCAGGAAGCAGCAAGCCAGATGATTGAGTACTCACGGGTCAACCCGGCGGCATCCGGCATGATTGGCGATCTGATAGCTAAAAACCTAGATTGGCCGGGAGCTGACGAAATAGCCGAGCGATTGAAACCTGCCGGTGAAAACCCACAGATTCAGCAATTACAGCAACAGTTGCAACAAATGCAGCAACAATCAAGCCAAATCCAACAACAAGCGCAGCAGATGGTCGGGCAATTACAGAATCAGATTGAGCAATTGAAGCAGGATAAGGTTATAGACGCTAAAAAGGTCGCGATCGATGCTTATAACGCTGAAACCAATCGATTCAAGGTATCTCAGGTAGGCATGACACCAGAACAGATTCAAGCGCTAGTAATGCAAACGCTACAGCAATTATTGCAAACGCCTGACATAACTCCAGCAATGCCGCCATTGAATGGTGGGCAGCAACCAATACAACAACAACCAGAGGTAATTCAATAATGTCAGATGATCTGGAAATAGAAAACGCAATTAACGAAAAAGGTCTTAATGCCCCACGAGTAAATATTGAAACAATAGAACAAGTTATTAAGAATAAACAGTTTTATATTTTTCCTGATAGTTGTTTTACCGTCTGTTTATTGAGTTTAAAAAATGGTTTTAATGTTTCTGGAGAAAGCGCATGTGTTAGTGCAGAGAACTTTGACAAAGAATTAGGCGAAAAAATAGCATTTGAGAATGCTAAGGACAAGATTTGGCAATTGGAAGGTTATTTATTAAAAGAAGAATTATTTAACCAGAGGTAATGCAATGAGCGACGAACTGAACTCAGAGGGCAGTCAAGTAGATCCAGCGGACGTGGAATCGAACGAACCCAACGAGAATTTTGAAGATGAAAACACTTCGCCAGAATATGAAGGTGACGATCAGCCCGATGAAGGCCAAGACAAACCTGACGATGAAGGCGAGGATATTGAATTCAATGACAAATCATACAAACTGCCAAAAGATATCGCAGAGGCTGTTAAGTCAATGCGTAAAGACTACACAGACAAAACGATGTCACTGGCAGAACAAAGAAAGTCATTTGAACAGCAATCTAGTTTTCATCAACAGAACATTCAGGACGTTGCGTCAATTGTAGCTATAAACAATCAATTAGCTGAGTTTGGTCAATTGGACTGGAACTCACTAATCGATAATGATCCGGTCATGGCGCAAAAGCTTCAAATGCAGCAACAGGCATTGACGACCAAGCGTGATGGACTGGCGCAACAAGTATCACAAAAGCAACAGCATATGAACCTTGAGAAGCAGCAATTAACTGCTAAGCAACTCGAGGCAAGCGAGTCTGTATTGAAGCGTGATATTTCAGGATGGTCGCCTGAGTTTGAGACCAAATTACAGAAGTTTGCGGTAGATAGGTTGGGTTTTGACCTTGATGATATCAAGACTGCGAAGATTGAGCCAAAAGTCTACAAGCTTCTGAATTTAGCTTACATGGGCGATCAGGTTTTAAAGAAACAGAAAGCAAAACCTACGCTGGAATCAGCTAAGCCGGTTCCTATTTTGAAAGGTAAAACACAGACATCTAGCCGCAGCCCGGCACAAATGGCAAGCGGCAAAGTTGTTTCTGAGGATTATCTTAAATGGCGCAGGAAGGGCTATTAATCACAACACTTTACAAACTCTAAGGAACTAAAATGACTACAAATACATTTAAGTTCATCGATATGGTCGCAAGTGAGGCGCTGGCAATTGCACATGAGCAATCGTCATTACTGGCAACTGTTGACCGTCAATACGATGAATATTTTGGTAAGGCAGGCGGCAAGATTGGCGATACGCTGAGAGTTCGCAGCCCGAACCAGTACAAAATCAGATCCGGTAACGCGATGGACGTTCAGGCACAAAACGAGGTGACTCAGAATGTGACAATGTCGACACTGAAGGGCGTTGATATGGATTTCAGCCGTGTAGATCTGCTGTTAAAAACAGATGATCCTAAGCAGGTTGCGGCATTCAGCAAGCGCTATATCGAGCCTGCAATGTCAACGCTGATCAGCAATATCGAATATGAAGCGATGGCGTATTACAGCAAGCGGACTTATAACCTTGCTGGTACTGCGGGATCTGCTATCAATAGCCTGACTACGCCAAATCTGGCGCGTGCAAAACTCAATCAAAATCTGGCACCGAAGGGTAAAGACGGACGCGCAATCCAGATGGATTCAATGACTATGGCATCTTTGGTTGGTGGCGCCGCCGCTTACTTTAATCCGCAAAAAGACATTAGCGAACAGTATCGTGAAGGATTGGTTGCCCGTACTTCAATGGCGGATTACTACGAGAATGAGCGCGTATGGACCATGACTAACTCTGGTGACGTGGGTGGTGAGATCAATTTCGGTACATTATCAAGTGGCATTACTTCACTGACTGTTGACGGCTTCACAGTTGCGCCGAATGAAGGGCAGGTTTTCACGGTTGAAGGTGTTTACGATATCCATCCGGAAACCAAGGCGGCTTATTCGCACCTTAAACAGTTTGTTGTTACCGCAGGCGCTACCAGTACTAACCTGACGTTCTCACCAGCAATGATCTACAGTACGACAGACCCACGTCAAAATTGTGCTGGTATACCGATTGATGGCGCTGACATTACTTTTGTTGGTGCAGTGGGTGCCAGTTATGTACAGCCGATCATGTACCACAAAGAAGCATTCCAGTTTGTGACTGCTGATCTGCCAACATTCCCAAATACTACGATGTCACAAAAATCATTAGATGGTTTGTCATTGTGCGTCTGGATGGATGCTGATATTCGCAATAATAACCTGCTATGCCGGATTGATATTTTATACGGTTTTGCTGCATTACGGCCAGAATGGGCATCAAGATTAATCGGAATTGCTAATTAAATACAAGGAGTTACAATAATGGCAACACCAGATAATTTAGAAAGGATCGGTAACGGCAACCCTGATGGTTCAATCGTGCGCGGTCAACATCGCCTGGTAATTAGTGGCACAGGCGCAGCACGTACATTACAGGCTGATGAATCAGGCGCATTGGTATTGCTGGACAAAGCCGACGGCATGACAATTACACTTCCAACGCCAGCGGAAGGGATGCAATTCGAGTTTTTCTCTACTGTTTCTGTAGCAGGGGGAACAATCAAGATTGTGACGGCTAATCCAGCGACGCAATTCCTGATAGGCGAGATTCTTGCTTATACCACCGCAACTGCTTCACCAGGCGGATTCGCGGCCAATGGCACGACCATTGTCTCAGTGGCAATACAGACTGGTGGTACTTTCGGCGGGCTGATTGGTACGAGATTGCTGTTTACGGCGCTTGGTACTACTCAATGGGCGGTTAATGGTCAGACAGTAGGATCTGGTACGCTTGTTTCACCGTTCGCTACAACGTAATAGATTAGGGGCATTCGTGCCCCTTTTAACAAAGGACATGAATTATGCCAATCAAAATTTATCACCCTGATCACGGTTTTGTTTTTGCTAACCAGCAATCCGAGATCGATGCATTACTTGCTAAGGGTGGGAAAGTGGTTGTGAAGAACAAAGAGATAGAGGTTACTACAGCCACAGTCAAGCATGAGGAAGACGAACCAAAGGCCAAGAAAGATACTGATCCAAAAGATTCGCATAAATGGTCAAGTAAAAACTAATGCCCATCTCGAACTATACGGAATTACAGGCGGAGGTCGCCGCATGGAACCATAGAGATCCGGGGAAAATACCGGATTTCATCATGTTGGCTGAGAACCGCATTAATTCTGCATTAGCGGCAAGATTGTCTGAAGTAGAAACGCAATTGATAGCAACGCCTGGTAGCAGATTTATTCCACTGCCGCCGGGTTATATAAGTAATCGCGGTTTATGGATGACAACGTATGGCAGCAGAATCGAAGTTCTTTATGTCATTCCTGAGATGCTGCCGGTTACTGATTCAATAGGTCAGCCACGTTATTACACGATAGATGGGGCAAATGTTGCCTTTGAATACCCATGCGATCAGATACATACGTATGACTTCAGATACAAGAAAGGCTTTGATATAGCGGTTTCATTAACTAACGATATATTGACCAGATACCCGGGTGTTTATCTTTATGGTGCATTGATCGAGGCGGCTTTGTTCGCTCGTGATATGGATAACATGGGCATATTCGAGCAGCGGTATCAAGAAGCACTAAGTAGTGCGCAAAACTCTGAATTTGAGAACAAAACACAAGCATTTCTGCCAGTTGACAGCGCATTGTCGCAAGGCAGGCAGTCAAATATTATTGCGGGGGATTTTTAATGCCTATAGAAACCGGTAGTTTTATCAGTTCTTTGAATCCGGCTAATCCGCCAAGTAATGATCCAAAGTCAGAAGGCGATAATCATTTAAGGTTCATCAAGGAAAAGATAGTCGAAACATTTCCTAATGTTGATGGTGCGGTTACTGCTTCACCGGGTGAATTAAATATTCTGGATGGTGCCACGCTTGATACTGCTGAACTTAATGTTTTAGATGGGGTTACCGCTTCGACTGCGGAAATAAACCTTCTGGATGGTGTTACATCAACCACAGACGAGATCAATAGCATACACCTGAAAGCAAACATAGATTCTCCTACGTTGACAGGTACACCGAAAGCGCCTACGGGTGCTGCTGGTTCTGGTGGAACTCAGATTGCAACGCAGGATTATGTCAATTCAACGATCCTGAATGTCTCACTGCCAGGTCAAGCGGGTAATGCGGGTGCGTTGATGCAGACAGATGGCACAAACGCCAACTGGACTAAAACGATAAACGGTGGCGTGGTAAAGCTGTTGTCTGGTGGGGATATTGTTGGTACGACTGAGGCGCAGACTTTAACGAACAAGACAATAAACCAGAAAGATGCTTTGTTTACCTTGCAGGATGATGCAGACATAACCAAGCAGGCCAAGTTTGAATGTTCAGCCATATCCACAGGCACGACCAGAATAATCACAATGCCTAATGAGAATATTACATTGGGTGATTCAAGTATGAAGTTAATTCAGACATTCACAACGCTAGGTGGATCAAATACATGGGAAATATCTAATGTATTCAGTAGTGCTTATGATGTTTATATATTTGAGTTTTGGAATCTGATTGTTAGTTCAAGCAGTGTTAATTTATATATGCAATTCAAGGCAGGTGGGGCATATTTAACTACTGGATATTATACTACAAATGCGGCATTTACTGGTACTGAAATATCAGTAAGTGGTTTAAGTGTTAGTCATATGACTTATGGATATCTAAAGTTTTATTCACCAGGAAGTAATATATCAAGAAAGATGGGATTAAATGTAGCATGTAATACTGCTCAATTAGCAATAAGTCCTACTTCATCTTCTAATTTCGGGAATCTTACTGCATTGCCATTAGAAGGTTTTAAATTCTATCTTTCATCACAAACTATTACTGCTGGTGGTATTGGAAAATTATATGGATTCAAATAATGGCAATCGTGCGCGTGCCTAATTGCGGCTCAGTTGGTGTGATACAAGACTTATCACAACATGAATTGCCAATTAACGCGTGGACTGAAGTGCAGAATATTCGGTTTCTTGATGGCTATGCAAATCAGTTTTTAGGCCATTCTCAAGCTTATGGTACGCCTGCTGTAATTCCTTATCATGTACTGCCAGTCATCATCGGATCTCAAAGATACTGGATTTACGCATCACTAACCAAAATCTACGGGGTAACAATCACCGCAGGATCTGCTGTTCATACGAATTTGACAAGACAAACTGCTGCGGTCGATGTTGACTACGCAGCAACGCCTAATTCTTGGACTAGCACAGTTTTAGGCGGGATCCCGATCATGAACCCCGGTAATACCATAGATCCGCCGCAACAATGGGATTTGAACACAGCCAACAATTTCACCGCACTCAGTAACTGGCCGGCCGCAACCTATTGTAGGTCAATGAGAGCGTATAGAAACTTCCTGGTTGCGCTGAACATTACCAAAACATCAACGAATTATCCTTATATGGTCAAGTGGTCGCATCCGGCTGATCCTGGTGGAGTGCCTATATCGTGGGACCCTGCTGACACCACGAAAGATGCTGGTGAGTTCGATCTAGCTGAAGGTTATGACCATATCATTGACGGTTTGCAACTGCGTGATTCACTGATTATATACAAGGAATCTTCAGTTTGGCGCATGGACTTTTCAGGCGGTCAATATGTTCACCGCATAACTAAGGTGATGGGCATCAGTGGCGCAATGAACCGCAATTGCATTGTTGAGATCGATGGATTTCATGTTGTGCTGACAACTAACGATATCATCGTACATGATGGCGTACAGGCTACTTCAATACTTGATAAGCAGACCAGGCGCTGGCTGTTTCAGCATATTGACGTTGATGAAACCTATCAATGCCACGTATTCAAGAATCCATATTTCAACGAAGTTTTCATCTGCTACGCATCAATAGGGGCAGATTACCCAAATGCTGCGATTGTCTACAATTACAAAGACAAAACAATAAGTAAGCGTTCACTTCCCAATGTTCACCATGCTAACTTTGGGCAGGTTGACACTACATTAACGGGCACATGGGATGCAGATCCAGATCCATGGTCTAGTGACCTGACATTATGGGATGGGCCGGAAGCGGTGCCGAATGCTGCGCGCGTACTTATGGGATCTCATGATCAAAAACTGTTCATGCTTGATTCATCAGCGTCTTTTGATGGTGCAATGCCGGATGCTTTTGCCGAGCGCATAGGACTGAATTTTGGCGCATCTGAAAAAATAAAACTGATTAAGGGAATTCGGCCAAGGATAACCGGCAATGTGGGGGAAACTGTAATCGTAAAAGTGGGCAGTCAAAACGATCCTTATGAAGCACCAACGTACACAACGATGACACACACTATAGGCGACACTGTGCGCAATAACTGCCTGGTGGCTGGACGGTATAACGCTATTAGATTCGAGACTGGCACAGCCTACAATTGGCGGGTTGATTCTTATGATGTTGAAGTAGAAACGCTGGGGGATTGGTAGCAATGCGCCCTATAAACAAAAACACCGTATTCTATTCTCCAGATACGCCGCCCTTCAGGCCAGAAGAATTGCATGGTTATTTAGATCGAGAGTTGCAAAAGATTAAGGTTGCAATAGATCTGCTTGCTTTGGGGCATCTAGATAAGATATTTATTCTTCCGGAGAGGCCCAGGGATGGTGATATTCGTTTCTTTGCTGAAAATATTACCCCGGGGGGATCTAGCGCGGGATTTTATGGATATTACGATGGATCATGGAAAAAACTAGGGTGACGATATGGGCGTAATGACAGACTTATTTGGCGGGAAAACTAATACAAAGAGTTCATCGGTTCCTTACCAGAAAACCCGACAATACTTGACTGGTGAGAATGGCGACCCTGGCATTTTTGGTGAATCAGCTAGATTATACGAACAGGGCGGGTTTACGCCCGAGATGCAGCAGGCGCAACAGCAATATTTGCAACAATTACAGGGCAGACAGGGCAATCTAGGCCAGGTAAATTTACCGGATTACAATAATCCTGCTTTTGCTGGCAACCTTGATCCTAATGTAGTCAATTCAATCAATAATCCGGCATTTGGTGGTAATGCTGGTAATGGTGCCCCCCCGGGTACACAGGATTGGCTAAATAGAGCAGCCGGGGATCTTGGGAAAGCGGCCTATGATGTTGCTGGTGGCGCATTTGATACCAAGTTTAATCCGGTTGCCAATATCAACTCTGAGAATGTTAACTTGCAAGGTGCAAGACAGGGGCAGGGGCAACTTGATCCTACCAAGTCATTAAGTAACTTACTAACCGGTAATGTAACTAATCCATATTTGCAGCAACAGGCGAATGCCATGACTGCTAACCTGACTCGTAATCTCAATGAAAATGTTATGCCGGGAATCCGATCAGAGGCGCTTGCGTCTGGTCAGTATGGCGGAACAAGACAGGGTTTGGCGGAAGGTCTGGCCGCATCAAGGCTCAATCAGGATCTCGCGCCTGCTTTGACGAATATGTTCGGCGGTGCGTATGAGAATGCGCAGCAGCGTATGTACGGGACTGCGCAAGGATTGAATGAACAGGCAGGGCAGAATGCTACGAATAATGCTAATCGACAGCTTGATACAAGTCAGTTCAATGCAAACTTGGGATTGCAGAACAATAATCAACAAATGGCTATGAATCAGGCCAATCTTAATAATAGGATGAAAGGACTTGATATTGCACAAGGTGGTCTTGGATTGCTCACAGGTGGTCAGACACTGCGCTCTAATGAACAGAATATATTAGGAAACCAACAGGGATTGAGAGGCGGAGAAATCGACATCCAAAGCGGATTGCAGGGATTAAGATCCGGTGAACAAGGCATATTAGCCAATCAGCAAGGGTTACAGGGCGGGGTGCAAGGGCTATATGGCGGCAATCAAGCGTTGCAGCTTGGTGGACAGCAATTGCAGCAAGGCCAGAATACATTGCAAGACCAGAACTATGCACAGCAAATGGCCGCATTAGGAATGCCGCAGGATGTTAATTGGGGAAATCTTGGAAACTATCAGAATGTCATTTACCCAGGGGCGCAATTAGGTGGTACGCAGTGGGGTAGCAATACCGCTCAAATGGGCATAGTTCCTGCTGGATTGGGGACTGTTAACACTATCGGCGGGTTAGCCAGTGGCTTTGGGTTACTTGGTGGACAAACTGCTCCTGGTGGATTCAGTCAAGCTTCCAAGAATTTTATGAGCGGTAATAAACCAATGTTTTCTGCTTAGGGGCAATTAAATGGTTGATTTCTTTAATGAAGAAAACTGGACAAGTCCACGGACACTTGCGTTATTAGGTTCTGGCGCTGGCTTTCTTGATCCACGTGGCGGCATGGCTGCTGGTATGCAGGGAATGATGCAAGGGATGCAGGCTGGCAATACATTACAACGGCAGCGGCTATTAGCACAACAGCAACAAGAGAAGCTACAGAATGATATTGCTGCAAGACAATTGCTGTCTGACACAATGAAACAATATGGCAATGATCCATTGAAGGCCAGCAAGGCGCTTATTGCTACTGGCGTACCTGAAATCATGCAGCATGGTTTTAATATTCAAAAGAATATGCCGACAGCCAAATCTTATATCAAAGGTATGGATGCATCAGGGAAACCGGCATATTTTGCAGGAATGAGTACCGGTGAAGTTATTCCAACAGATATATCTCCTGCTGAAAAGCTTATGCAAACTAATGAAGGCAATCAGATAGGATTAAGAAATCCATATACGGGGCAATTGCAATCTTCTGTGGGGGTTGGAATGTCACCAGGCGAGGGTGCAAGGCTTTCTCAGTCAGCCCAACAGTTTGAACGTAGCCATGGACTTGACCAACAAAGGACGCAAAACCAGATCGCACAAGCCAAAATACCTAAGTTGCAAGACGGGTACTGGATCATGCCACCAAGCGAGGCCAATCCGCAAGGATCGATTATTCCTACTGAACTATCCACAGCGCCAAAAGGCAGCCAGTTAGAGAAAACAAAAGTTGCTGAGAAGATAAAAACCACGCTTGGCAATGACACTGAGGATCTAATTAAATCAGCCACGGGCAGTTTATTGGGTGCAGGACGTGATTTTGCTGCATCAGCGGTCGGGATAACGACAGATCCGGCTAAGGCGAATGCCACGCTACAAATGAGGGCGGCAACATTAGCAGGCAATATGCCACGATTTGAAGGGCCGCAATCGGACGCTGATCGTGCATATTATGAGCGCATGGCCGGTGATCTAGGCAATCCGACCAAGACAACAACTGAGAAGTTAATGGCGTTTAATGAATTGAAGCGTATTCATAACCTGGTTGAATCTGATGGATCAATCAAAAAGCCGATAACGCCTAGTGGTATCGGAAATAAAGGCGGCGTGAGCGGCTCATGGGGAGGATCTGCACAAAGTCGCAATGATGGGTGGGGCGAACTCAAATAATGAGAACTTACACGATAACCGATCCAAGCGGAAAATCTCATTCAATTGAGGGGCCTGAAGGTGCTACACGAGAACAGGTTATAGCAAAGATACAAGAGCGACTAGGTCAAGGTGATATAACCCAGTCAAAACCTGCTGATCCATACACGCAACAGGCACAAAAGCAGTCAATTGGTGAAAACTTGCTGGCCGGTATCGGTGGCGGCATGACTGGTCTTTATCTTGGCGCAAAGCAGTTGCTTGGTCAGGCAAAACCGGAAGAAATAGAAGAACATAAGAAAGCCATGGCTGGTTTGCGGTCTACCACTGCTGGTACTGTTGGCGATATCGGTGGCCAGATTGCAACTGCTGTTCCTGCTGCATTTATCCCCGGCGTAAATACTGCGGTGGGATCTACTCTGCTAGGCGGAGCCATGGGCGCATTACAGCCAAGATCAGGAGATGATTCACTGGCCGCAAATGTAGGTTTTGGCGCTGCTGGTGGCGCTGTCGGTAAATACATAGGGGATGCTGTAGGCAATCTCGGATCGAAGGTTATGGCGCGGATTAATCAGCCAAATGCTGCGCATATAAACCTGACAGGCGAACTATCAAAGCATGGAATCGATTTCTCCAAATTAAGCAAGGAAGTTCAGGACTCCTTACTTGATGATGCTACCAAAGCGCTGAAAGCAGGCGGCACATTAGACCCGGCTGCGCTAGTCAGGAAGGCCGAATTTGCCGCAACTGGTATTAAACCTACATTGGGTCAGATTACTCGAGATCCAAAGCAATACACTTTCGAGATGAATACTCGCGGCATTGCCGGTTCTGGTGACGATCTGGCACAACGATTCAACGAACAGAATGAGCAATTGATCGGCGCGCTTAATAAAACAAGGGCAGGCACAGGCGGCGCGAATCAAGGCAAGTATGAGGCCGGTGAATCCATGGTGGATGCCTTGAAAGCCAAGAATCTAGAGGCAGAAAAGCATGTGTCAGACTTGTATGAAAAAGCCAGAAATATGGCCGGAATCCATACGCCGCTTAACAATTACAATTTCAGCAATGCGCTTAATGATGATCTTGATCTAAAAATGGTGGGTGATGCGCTGCCTAGTGATATAAAAAACACACTGAATAAAATAGCGAAGGGCGACATGCCTTTTACTGTGCAGAAAGCGGAGCAGATAAGACAGGCGATTAACGGCCAATTGCCTGCAATACCAGGGCGGGAAAGAACAGCATTACAGACGGTAAATCATCATCTGCAAAAAGAAATTGATGCACTTGGAGATACGCTAGGAGGCGATGCAGGAAAGGCTTTCATAGCGGCTCGTGAGGCTGCGTCAGATCGATTTAAGTCACTTGAAGTATCACCAGCACTAAAAGCCGCAACAAAGGACTTTGAACCTAATGATTTTGTTGATAAATTCATCATTAAGGCTAAACCGACACATTTAACGGCTTTGATATCAGATCTTAAAAGACAGCCAGAGTTATTGAACGAGGCCAAAGGTCAGGTTATTGATTACTTGAAAAACAAGGCGCTTTCTGGTCAGACAGATGAATACGGAAAATTCAGTCAGGCAGGATTGAAAAACGGCATTAACGCAATTGGCGAAAAGCGTCTTGAACTACTGTTTTCACCTGCCGAGCGAGAAGAAATTAAGCGCATTCAACGAGTTGCTGCGTCTATTATGGTGCGGCCTGCTGGTGGATCTGTCAATGAGTCTCATACATCACAAGCAATCGCCAATCTACTGACACGGTTATCTAATATCAAGGTGCCTTATCTTAAAGAACTGGCTGTTGATCCAATAATGAGATTCAAAATGCAGGGCAAAGTCAATCAGGCTCTTAATCCTGGTGCGCAAGTGGTGCCTGCTGCGGGTAAGGCATACAGCGGTAAAGTGCCGGGATTGGTGGGCGGCTCAATGGGTGCAAATATCAATAATTACTAGCAGGGAGCAAATATGCGTGAAGAAAACGAATACAGCCTGGGATTGACTACTGTAATAGATAAAACGACAGATCCGCTCTACGTATTTACCAGTGTCACACTTAACCCGGATGCTGATGAAGCAGCCAAAGAATGGGTGTGCTACCGCACGACCGTCGCATCTGGTAACAAAAAGTTCGCAAAGCATCCAATCAAGTTGACTCGAGTTGCTAATTTCGACCAGAAAGAAAAACTACTGCAAGCAAGTCTTGCGGCCACTTACGCATACTAGGGGGTAAATTATGGCAGTCGGTGAACTAGACCTTCAGAATCCAGGCGTGAATGCCTATGTATCAACCGTTTATGAGTATTCCGGGGAAGATTTAATCCGCACGATACATACATACGACGACGGTCATATATTACATAATTGGGTACAGGTACACGGGTATACGGACGGGAAAAAGACCAGCACAACGCCATGGAAACACCACCAGGAACCATCACCAGCAAAAGAAACAGATCCGCCACCAGAGCCTGAGATTGATGATCCTGATGATATTATTACAACCCTGCCAGGGGGCGCAGCATGATCCGCGGTGATCGGGAGTACAGACGGGAGAAATTGGGGATTGGTCGGCCTAGTGCGAGTCAATACGGCGCAAGTCAATATTGCACCCCAGCATCAACCAAGAAATGGACTCCCGGCATTTACCATGAAGTGTCGGCTATGGGATCTAGCAGGGCAGGTGAGTGGAATGCTGTTAAAAACCGTATGACTGATAACGATGACGGTGCGATGTTTAGATTTACCTGGATGGAATTAGAAAAAGATACGCTGGGAAACTATCAGCCTGGGTTTAATTTAGTACAGGATTATTTAGACCAATGCGCGGATCTTAATAAGCAATTCATAATGTTCGTGCAGGTCAAATCATTTGGCGGTGATTCAGTACCCAAGTATATGAAAAACAGCACCAAA